CAGGATCCGCCGCAAGATCCGGCCGCAGCTCCAGCCAAAAAGGAAAAGCCATGAATTCGCGACGCCTGCTCAACCTGTTTTCGGCCAACGCCAGGCGCGGCGAATTCCGCGCCGACGCCGCGACCAACACCATCGAGCTCTATGACATGATCTGCTCGAGCGAGGACGAGGCGGCCTGGTATGGCGGCGTATCGCTGCAGGGCTTTGCCAAGGCGCTGCGCGGCATGACCGGGCCCGTGCATCTGCGCATCAACTCGCCTGGCGGCGACGTCTTCGCCGGCATCGGGATCGCGCAGCTGATGCGCGAATATTCCGGCGAGATCACGGCGCATGTCGACGGCTATGCCGCCTCGGCCGCCTCGATCGTCGCGATCGCCGCGAGCAAAATCGTCATGGCGCCGGCGTCAATGATGATGATCCATAAGGCTTGGACGGTCGGCTGGGGCAACGCCGACGACATGCTGCAGATCGCAAGCCTGCTCGAGAAAATCGACGGCCAGCTCGCCGACACTTACGCGCAGCGCGGCAACAAGACGGCCGCGGAATTTCTCGATCTGATGGGAAAAGAAACCTGGTTTACGCCGCAAGAGGCGATCGATTCCGGGCTTTGCGACGAAATCGCGCAGGAAACCGAGAAAAAATCGGCGCAGGCGCGGGCGCGTTGGGACGTCTCGGCCTTCGATCGCGCGCCGCCGGCGCCGGCGATCGAGCCGTCAAACCAGGTCGACCAGGCGGCGATCGCCGCTGCGGTTGCCGCCGAACAGGCCGCTGCTCTTGCGGCCGCCGAAACCGAGCATGCGAAGCGAAAGCGATTGCTTCAACTGCTCGCCGTGACTGCCTAAGCGCGCCGCGCAAAAGCAGACTGCGCAGGCGGCCGCTCGGCCGTGTGCGATCTCCAACCATGTCAAAAAGGAAAAAGACATGTCCTTGCAAGCTCTAAGAGAACAGCGCGCGGCGATCGCAGCCGAGATGCGCGCGCTGACCGACAAGCCGGCCGACAAGTGGAATAAGGACGTCGACACGCCGGCATGGGACAACCTGCTCGCGCAGCTCAATGACGTCGACGCTGCGATCGCGCGTCACAACACCATGAACCAGGTCACTGCCGAAAACCTCGAGCGGCTGACCGTGGCCGACGCTGCCGATCGCGTCGCGCGCGACCAGCGCTCGCCGGGCTCGGCACTGTTTGCCAAGTGGCTGCGCGGCGGCGACAATGCGTTGTCGGCCGAGGAGTGGGCCGCGCATAATGCGGTGATCAGGAACACGCTGTCGACCGGGACCAACAGCCAGGGCGGCTATACCGTCCAGACCGAGGTCGCGACGCAGGTTCTCGAAGCGCTCAAGCAGTTCGGCGGCATGCGTCGCGTTGCGACCGTGATCCAGACGGCCATGGGCAACACGATCAACTACCCGACGTCAGACGGCACCTCGGAAACCGGCGAAATCATCGGCCAGAACACGACCGCGACCGCGCTCGATCCCTCGTTCGGCGTTGTGGCGCTGAACGTCTATAAGTTCTCGTCCAAGATCATCGCGGTCCCGTTCGAGCTCTTGCAGGACAGCCAGGTCGACGTCGAGGCTTTCGTTCGCCGCCGCATGGTGCAGCGTCTCGGCCGCATCACCAATACCAAGTTCACGGTCGGTGCCGGCGACGGCTCGAGCGAACCGAATGGCATCATCACTGCGGCCTCGACCGGCGTCACCGCCGCGAACGGCACCAGCCAGGTTAGCGCGATCATTTACGACAACTTGATCGAAATGCAGCATTCGGTCGATCCCGCCTATCGCGAGCTCGGCAATTGCCGTTGGATGATGCATGACTCTTCCGTCAAGATCATTCGCAAGATCAAGGACGGTCAGTCGCGGCCGATCTTCATTCCCGGTTACGAGGAAGCGATCCCCTCGCTCGGCAAGCCTGGCGGCATCCCGGATACGCTGCTCGGCGATCCGATCCAGGTCAACCAGGACATGGCGGTCATGGCCGCCAACGCCAAGTCGATCGCCTATGGTGATTTCTCGTTCTACACCATTCGCGACGTCATGGACGTGACCATGTTCCGTTTCACTGACTCCGCTTACACCAAGCTCGGCCAGGTCGCGTTCCTCGCCTGGCTGCGATCCGGCGGAAACTTCGTCGACGTCGGCGGATCCGTGAAACTGTTCGTGAACGCTGCAACCTGATCACTCGAGTCGATCGGCGGGGGAAGGGCCGGGGCATTGCCTCGGCCCTTTTTATGTAAGGGGGCGATTGTGCCCGCAACCAGCGAATGAGGTTTCAAAAATGAAAGTCGTGATGCTGTCGGCGCACTTGCTGCCGAAGGGCCCGGACCTGATGCCGGGCGATATCCACGAATTCGACGACGCCGAGGCCGAGCGCCTGATCTCCGTCAAGGGCGCGCGCGCGCTGACCGCGGCCGAGCTCGAGGCCGAGGCCGCCAAGGCCGCGCCGGCAAAGCCCGCGCCGGCCGAAAAGCCTGCGACCAAGTAATCACCAGGCCGCCGTCGCGAAATCGAGGTTTAGGGCATGTTTCGCAATAACGATATCAGTGACGGCGGCCGCCTGGTGCTGCTCGAGGCGCCAGACGACGTTGTGATCTCGCTCGCCGATTGCAAAAAGGCGCTCGGGATCTCCGACACCTCGAGCGACCTGGTCATCAATGCCGCGCTGTCGACCGTGATCGCAAACCTCGATCCGGCGTCCGGCGGCTGGCTCGGCCGCGCGCTGCGGCCGCAGAGCTGGGAATTGCAGCTGCACAGTTTCAACGATCGCCGCCACGCCTTGCGTCCGTACTACAACACGCAGGCGATCGCGCTGCCATATCCGCCGCTGATCTCGGTCGACAGCGTGCGTTACCTCGACGCCAACGGCAACGACACGCTGATGACCGCGGGGACCGATTATCGGATCCTCGGCCAGGGCGTGCCGCTCGGGATCTCGGCGATCGCGCCGCTCTACAGCAAGACCTGGCCGGTCGCGCGGATCGACGACGCCTCGGTCCGAATTCAATTCACCGCGGGCTATGACGACGACGTCAATGCCACGCCGCCGCAGCTGATCCAGGCAATCTGCCTCGGCGTGCGCGCGCTGCTGCCTCTGATGCAGCGCGACGCCATGCTGATGGAAGACCGCGTCGAGGGCCTGGGCTGGAAGCGCTACCAGAACAATCCGCAGTTCGTCGCGCCGATCCTGCAGAACGCGATCGGCGGCCTGCTCGCAAATCTTCGCGTCTACTGAAACCGCAAAACCCAAAGGGGCAATCCATGCGCGTCATGATCACGAACGGCAACAATGTGCATCCGGCCGATTATCACGCCGAGGTCACGGCGGACAAAATCGTCGTTGTCGCCGAAACCGCCTCCGCCGAGATCGTTCAGGCCTCGCGCGAGTTTCGTAAGAAGGTCGAGGCGATCCTGGTCGCGCATCATTCCGACGTGCATGCGAAAGAGCAGGCCGCGCTCGCCGCTCAAGGCCTGGCGCGCTGCGAGCAGGAGCTCGATTCAAGCGAGCATGTCGACGAGGCCGTCGTCGCCGAGATCGCGGCTGCCGCCAAGGGGACGTTGCTCGAGGCGCATTTCGCGCGCGCCGATGTGCAGGGCGCGATCCTCGACGTCCTGCACCATGAGACGCGCAGCCAGATGAACGTGCATCGCCTGGTGCACAAGCGCGCCGCCGAGCTCGCCGGCAAAACCTTGTAACCGTCCCGCGTCATCGATTAACTCAATCTCGCAAATTCGGAGTCTTGGATCATGGCGACCACAACGGTCACGAACGATTTTCGCCGCGCGCTGCTCGAGGGCGGTCACAATTTCAAGGCGGGCGGCCTCGCTTATAAAATGCTGCTGATCAAGCCGTCGCCGACCGGCACCTATGACCAGACGCTCGGCAATGTCGGCACGCCTGGCAGCGGGTCGCCGTCGACGTCGAACGTCGGCACCGACGAGGCGAGCGGCACCGGCTACACGTCCGGCGGCGTCGCGCTCGGCACCAACACGGCGCCGGCCGTGTCCTCGAATGTCGCCACCACGACCTGGGCGACCAACCCGTCATGGACCAGCGCGTCGTTCTCGGCGATCGCGGCCGTGATCTATACGGCGGACGCCACGCTCGGCAGCGCAAACCGCACGGTCAGCGTGCACGATTTCGGCGGCACGCAAACCGTCTCGTCCGGCACGTTCACTGTCGTCCTGCCGTCGAACACCTCGACGCTCGCGATCCTGCGCATTTCGTAAAAGGGGCGACCGATGGCGGTCTACGTCTATAAGGTCGCGACCGGCGAGCTCTATTCCTGGTCGCCTGGCGATAATGATCCGGTCGCCTCCGACGCGGCGCTGGCTGCTGCCGGGCTTGCCAAGATCACAGGGCTCTTGCCGCTCGACGCAACCCATGCCTGGGATGCGCCGAGCAAGTCGGTTGTCGTCGTCGCGGCGCGGGTCGCTCCGCTGTCGACCTGGAAATTCATTCTGCTGTTCACGCCGGCCGAGCATGCGGCGATCGCCGCCTCGACCGACCTGCGCGTGACGCAATTCATGATGGCGGTCCAGGTCGCGCCGACCGTCGATCTGAATGATCCGATCGTCCAGGGCGGGTTGAATTACCTGGTGACGGCCGGCCTCCTGACGCAGGCGAATGCAAACCTGATCCTATCTGGGCAGGCAGGCCAATGAGCGGCGGGTTTCCGGACGCCCCGGCGTGGTGCCAATGGGGGCGATCATATACGAGTTACAAGGGCAACAACGGCGAATGGACCAACATTCCAACCGGCACTTATCCGACCTTCGGCGCTTGGACTCAGGTCGTCGCCTCTGCGCCGTTTGACATTTGCGAACTATCTTTAGTCGCTGCGGACGGCGGAAATTCCCGCGACGGCACGGTTTTTCAAATCGGAATTGGCGCCTCCGGTTCCGAGGTCGTGCTTGTGCCTGCCATGGTTTACAGCAGCTCTGGCGTTTGGCAGATCAGAGTTCCGATCGACATTCCGGCCGGCACACGCATTGCGGTCAGGGCTGCTTGGACTGCCACCATCAATGTCCAGGTTGGTTTGGCTTATTTCGGGGCATCGGCATACCCCGAAATGTCTGCGAAAAAGCTCGATAGCATCGGCGTGAACGCCTCGCTTTCGCAGGGGACGTTGCTGACGTCGGGGGCGTCG